CACGTACGTACAGCTTAGGGGTGCTCTTGGCCAAGTTGGCAAACTGTGCAGCGAACGCAACCTCGGCGGATTCAGCCGTATCCCACGTACCATCTGCTCGATCAGGATTGGCACCGACAACTACCCACCTAAGGTTGTCACGAACCGCCGCGTCTCTAAGCTCTACGTTAGTCCCCTCTACATAGATCATAGCTGTTCTCCTAAAGTTTTTTAGAGAACCCAGAAGGGTTCTTCAAGGCAAGACACTGGGTGCACTTCCAGCGGTATTTACCCGTAACTGTACGTACTGAGCGCTCTGCAGGTCGGCAGCGGCACACCTGACACAGGCGCGGGGTTGGGTAGGTGTTATCCGCCATTCGGAGGTCCTGTTAGTTTTGTCTTGAGTTTCTGCGGTATGCGCGGTAGCGGGCTCCATGCCACGGACCACTCGGCCCAATGGCCTACCACTGCAACACCACCGGGCGTCAGCAGCATTAATTTAGTGGCACGAGGGGGTGGTTCCGTATCAGGGTCCCGCCAGTATGCCTCTCCGGTGGCGTAGCGGTCATTCATAGGTAAGCTCCTGAACGTTTTATTTCATGTGGAAGAGTCTGGCGTCTTGCCCAGCAGGTGACGCATCTCTATCGTGCGGGCCGCATCTCGCAGCCGTGACACGCTTGTATACCGCATAACCTCGATGGCAATTGACACAAATGTCTCGATCTCGGCCCTCTCATCATCGCCCCAGCCAATCAGTTCCGCCACGCAGGATTGCAGCCGCTCGTCCTTGAGCTTAGCCACCGTTCGCACAAGGTACTCCAGATCGTCTCGCGGGATCGTTGCACGTTTATGCAGCAATTCTTTCATACGAAAGGCTTGGTAATCTACGAAACCTTTGCCGGGGCGTTGCTTCACGGCCCGCGCGCCGGTGTCGTGGCCAGTGCAGCCCCGTCAATCAGGTCGTCCAGCGATTGCCCATCGTATATATTTGCCCAATCAGCCGAATTGCGATTGCCGTCGAGCTTCCACACAACTTGAGCCAGCGGCAAATGCGGGCCGCCTACTTCGCCCCGCAGCCACCGATACCGTTGCGCGTCGGCCCTCAGCCGCTCGTTCTCGGCGTACAAGCAATCCATCTGTAGCCCCACATCCTTCTCACTCAAGCTCATGGCTTCCCCGTCCCGTGCAGCGCGTCTTCAATTACCCAACGAACGGCGCGTGATCGCGCAGACTCTCCAACGCATTGCGCAGCCGCTCGCCCTCGGTTACGGGCACGAACCTTGTACCGCAGTCCCGGCATGACCAGACTCCGGCAGGTGCACCGTCGTCTTGCAAACTCCAGACCACGATGTGTGGGTGCGTGCATGCCCGCTGCTGAGGTTGCCGCGCAGGGCAGTCGCGGCCTTGGTGGCGGTCGTCGTTACACGGCGGGTATGTAGTCATGGCTTCGGCTCCGTGGCGGCGAGGGCGTCAACCTCGTCCGTAGCCGTGTTCTGGATGTCCCAATACTGCGCATCTGTCTCCGGCGTATCGCTCATGTCATCTTCCTATTCCGTGGGCGCGTTCGATGGCGCGGCACAGCCAGTTCACTGACTTGTTTCCCTTGACCATCTTTTGAGAGAGTTCGCTGATCTGCTCTTCGCTCAGCGGCTCGCGCTTCGGGGCGGGTGCGGCAGTGTAGAGAGGCAAAGCTCGATGCTGTTCGGTAATGTCGACAGGGTTGTCTGTAACGTATGCAGACTTGCCGTCCGGCGTGTACACCATCCACACCACCGGCTCGGCCTGCTCCTGCGCCAGCGCCTCCCGCAGCGTCTCGTTTTCAGCCCGCAGTCCCCGCTCCAACCGCCCAGCAACACACATCGGGCGCGCGCAATCCGGGCCGCAGCTATGTAGGTCGTCTGAGTAATTGCTCATAACACGGCCTCTATCTGGCAACGCCCGGCTTGACGGTCAACAAGCCAAGATTGATTGCCGCGAGGTACGTCTTGGCGTGATCGTTGTCGCCATGCGTTTCCTTGATCTGCTTGCGAAACTCTTTTTCCGTTCCGCTAAAACATCCTGTGGAGAACCGAATACCGATCTTCGCGTCAGCGTGCATGGTTAGAAACGAACGGCGCGAGCCGAGAGGCCCACATAAGAGAAAGCAAGCATTGCCGTACACCCGCGCATTGCCGGACACCATCGTATCGCCTGACACCTGCGCATCGCCGAACACCCGCGCATTGCTGTACACCCGCGCATTGCTGTACACCCACGCATTGCCGGACACCCGCGCATTGCCGGACACCCGCGCATTGCCGTACACCCACGCATTGCCGTACACCCGCGCATTGCCGGACACCAACGCATTGCCTGACACCCGCGCATTGCCGGACACCCGCGCATCGCCGAACACCCACGCATCGCCGAACACCCACGCATCGCCGGATACCCACGCATTGCTGTACACCCACGCATTGCCGAACGTGCTGAGATTTTCTTCTTCGGCGATCCACCCGCCGACTTCCCCTTCCGCGACGGCACTGAAAGAGACCAGCGCGCGGATTTGCTTGAGGGTGGTGCCGAGTACAGTTTTGACTTCGCCGGTGAATTCATACTTGCTGTTTGTACTCATGTCGACACTCCATATTCAGAAAAGAACCTGCGCAGTGCTTGGTTAAATTGTTCCTCGCTCATGTGCATTCTCCTTTGCGTGCTGCGTCGATTGCTGCGCGCGCAATCCGGGCCGCAGCTATGTAGGTCGTCTGAGTAATTGCTCATACCCTCACCTCCGTCCATATACGTTCAATCGGCAGCGACTTCTTCGCTCTAATCCGCGCTTTGTAGTCCCTTGAAATAGCCGCACGGCTCTTGCGTCTACGGCGGGCGTTCTCACCCTTGCCCAACTTGTAGACCCGCTTCGCATCTCGCCCACTATCAACATATGCTGCAATATGTATGACTTTCTGCCGCAACATCTCACGGCAGTAGTTCTGCACAGTGACGTAGTGTAGCCCCGTTGCTTCCGCGAGTTCATACATGGTCTGAGTGCCTTCGATCAGCAAACCGACCAGCTTGGTAAATGTGTATGCGTTAATCCTCATGTCCGTACCCCGCCTCGTTTGCGCGCAGCATCAATGCGTTCAAAATCCTCCAGACAATCACGGCCACAAAACCTGCGACCCGCATCGACTAACTCATCGCAGTAGTGGCATTTGCCTACGGCGGGTAGCGTTGTGTGTCGTTGGCGCTGCGCCATCGTTCGGTTATGTTCCTCTATGGCATGGGCTTGATCCGCCTCGTCAGGCATCGTGGGCCTCCTCCAGCACCTCAATAAGTTTCTGTATGTAGTGCTGCGCTTTAGCTGCGTCGGTGTCGGCTCCCGGCTTACGTCCAACACGCATCAAGTATTTAACTGCGTTACCTCGGTAGAACCCGATGCGTTGCTCACTAGACCACGTGTCAACCACATCCCATGGCTCAACTTTCATCTCCTTATAGTGATCACCCCCTACTTGGCGGGCGTTTGCTTTAGCTGACGGTTTGAATGCCTGTTTCATTGGGCACCTATTTATAAACACTGTTTATAGGATCGTTCTTCATGTGATCTACAACCGATATGGCAACGGTAAGCTCCTGCATGGCACTAGCTAGGTAGCGTTGTGCCTCATCCCAATCGCGCTTGAGCAAGGCCTCCTCGGCCCGCGCGCGTGCAATCTTGGCTTGGATCATTGCGTATGCGTAGTCTTCAGACACGAGCGTCTCCTAGCAATCAAAAAGAGTTTTGCCGTAACCTGCCTCGGCATCAAGCGGTATACCCGGCATCCAAGCCGGGGCCGTGCGCATAACACCCAGAACGAACTCCTGTGCAGCGTCGGCCTCGTCCTCGGGTACAACCATATACAACGCATCGTGGATGGTCAGGGCCACCCGGTAGCGTTTACGTATCGCAAGCAAGTGCTCCGCCATGATGCAGCGTGCCGTTGCCTGAGTGCAGCCTTGAAACACCTTAGCCCCGTAGATACGTTCTGTGCCTCGACGCACGGCGTACTCCCACTGCGTGTTGCCAGTGTCCGGGTCGGTCATCTTCTTTAGCTCGGGGTACTGCATATACAACCCAGACGGCAGCAGGATGCCCTTGTCTCCATGCACTTGGAAGAACCCCTCGTGACCATAGGTCGTTGCCTGATTACCTTGTATCGCATCTAGC